CTGCCCGAGGAGGAAACAACCAACTCCGCCTCAACCGATGCCAGGCGAAGTACAGCCCATAGAGAAAATACCCCAGCCAGCACCCGTCAGCAGCTGGTTGCCAAAGGACGTTCCACCAACAGCAGAGGAGAATAACTCTGAACAAGAAAACAATCCTCATCAAAGAATGTCTTTGGAGCAAATAGCACGCACGCTTTACGAAAGTGGCAAACCGTCTCCCGAAGAAGAGGAACGGCAGCGCAAGCGTGAACGCAGCAGGGCAATATTGTCGGCTATTGGCGATGGCGTTTCGGCACTCTCAAACTTGTATCATACAAGTAAATACGCTCCCGATATGAGTACTCCCGATAGTTCGTTGAGTGGCAAGGCAAAGGAGCGTTACGATAGATTTGTGCAAGTGCGTAAAGAAAACGAGGCTCGCTATAACAACGCTATCTTGCGTGCAAGACAAGGTGATTATGAAATGAATATGAAAGAACGTGAGATAGCACGTAAGGAAGCAGCTGATGCAGCAAAAGACGCACGAGAAGCAAAACGTTACGAAGAACAAGCAAAAGCAAAGTTGGAAGAGATAGGAATCAGAAGAGCGCAGGCACAGACAGCAGCTGACAAAGCAGCAGCCGATGCAGCATACAAAAAGGCTCAACAGGAATTCAATCAAAAGAAATTCGAAGCAGATACAGCATTGAAGAAAGAGCAGCTTGCAAACCAGCGTGCAGCCAATGCAGAAAGAGCACGCCACAATAGAGCTGTGGAGGGATTAAGCAGAGAAAGAAACAATATCTCACGCTCAAAAGGCGGAGGGAAAAACAGCGGAGGTGTAGATGCATCAGATATGTATTACATCAGCGGCAGGAATTTCACCATCGGACGGAAGAAACAACTTTCAAAGATGGAACAAGATGCCATTTATCAATATGCTGTAAATATGGGTTGGGTAGACAAGAAAAATCAGAATGCCGTCAATTCAGGCTCACTAAAAAAGGGCGACATCATTGCTAAACTTGCCAACTATACACCGCAGGCAAAGCAGTACCTTGTAGACAACTACGGCTATACAGAAATCAATAATGGCAAGTCATTAGGGTTAAAACACAACAAAGGGAAAAAGATATTAGGATTAAAATAAAAAAATAACATACGTATGCCAGATATAAAGAACAACATAAAGGTTATTTACAACGCATTAGCCAAAGAGGGTTATAACGATTTAGGGTCAGAACAAGAGTTTGCCGAAAGTATGGCAGACGAAAACAATCGAAAACTTGTTTATAACACACTCAAAGGAAAAGAGTTTGCAGATGTAAAAGACTACGACAGCTTTTCTAATATGGTTTATCAGCAGCCACGAGCAGAGCAGCAGCAAGAGGAAGAAATAAAACCTGTAAAGCCTGCAAAGATAGACCCACGTTTTGTTGCTCCAAATGTAGGCAAGCCTACCGATGCACAGCCAATTATGAAATCTGTGCAACAAGATACTGGTTTTACTGCACCACAAGACTACAATTCGCAAAATGCTTTCTTATCTAATGTTGATAAGGATTATAATGTTGCAAGTCATATCCCCGATGCACAGCAGCCTATTAAAATGTATGGTGCTGATAGCAATCTTGGAGAAGTCATAGATAACCTTTATACGGTCTACGATGAAGCATACAAAAAAGATAATCCTAAAAAAATTGCCGAAGCTGCAAATATGGCTCGTTCTATGGGTCTTGATAACGAACAGGCAGAAAAAGCACTGACTTTAGTACACGGTCTTTATTCACAAAATGTTGCTAACAACATAGCGGACTATATGTATAGCCGTATGAATAACGGCGACCCACTCTATGCACTGAAAGAGGTTTATTACAATAAAGACTTTCAAAAGAAACTCAAAGATACAACTACCCGATTAGGACTTGACAACACACAAGGCTTTGTAGAGTATTACCTAAAGCCAGCATTGCAACGTAAACTCGAAAACGAACGTGGATTTACCGATACCGTAAACTTTGGAGTACAAAGCGGAAGCGATGACATTGCAAAGAATACAGAGGTCTTTGAGAAACGCAAGGCAGAAGAAGACCTTTTGCAAAAGCAGGTTGATGCAATGAATGCAGAGGGTAAGCGCATCGAAGAAAAGGGGCAACAAATGTACGACCCTAACTATAAAGACCGTCCGTGGTGGGCGGACCTTATTCCTGTAGAGGGTGGCGGACGCAGCGCATACGACGAAGCGGAGGGCATAAAGCGCAACCCCGAAGCCGAAGAACTTATGCGCACAGGACAAGCTATGCAACGTATGGCAGACGATGCACAAGCAGCCATCAGCGAGGATAACATTCTTCGTACAAGGAAGACGGACGGTCTCACCAATCAAATTAAGAATGCATTTGGGCGGATTTTACGTGGTGGAGCAAAAACCGCAACCGATATTCGCACGTGGGACTTCGGTTTTACCGACCTTAAGGACGCTACAGTCATAAAGGCAGCAGCTGACGCCTACGCAAACAACCGTGCAACGGCAGCACAGAAAGCACTGTTAAATGCCGTAGCCCTTAAAAATGCCGTAATGGGCAAGCACGGAGACGCATTGGGCGGACTGTATGGAGCAGCAGGCACAACTATACAGATGGCTCCTTATATGATGCAGTTTGCAGCCAGTCCTGTAAAAGGTGTAGGCGTAGGGTTTCAGAAGTATTGCAGAACACAACTCGAAAAAGCGTTCGGCAAATACGCCACAGAAGCCGTAGGTAAGTTTGTTATCAAATCAGGAGAACTCGCAGGACGTTTTGTTGGAGACGTGGCGCAAGGTGCTGCAATGACCACCATCTTCAATATGCCTGCCGTTGCAGCCGATACACATAAACGTATGACTGGTGATTTGGAAGCTACCACCGATAGCAAAGGAAACATCGTCTACAGCGGCAAGCGTACAAATGTAAAGAGTGGTGGTAGAGCTTTTGCAGAAGCATTCACGGCACAGACCATTGAAAACCAAAGCGAATTGTTTGGCGAATACCTCAAACCTTTGGCAAACTTTACGCAAAAGGGTGCGGCAAAGGCTATGGATAAGTGGGGCTTGAGTAAGACGAAAGATTTCCTTACAGGTATTAACAACAAGCAAATTATGAAAAGCTTTAACCGCTTCACAAAGAACACAGAGTGGAACGGTTTATTTGGTGAGGTTGGAGAAGAAATTGTTGGTAACTTTGAAAACGCATTCACTGTAGGCGATTTAAACCTTAATCTTGACATTAACGATGACAACAGCGTTTTCAGCAAGAAAGTAAACACCGATATTATTTTAGGTGTAGGCTTAGGTTGTGGTATCATCAGTGGAGCACGTGTGGGCAGCTACATTCGCAACAACCGCAAACTAAATACCGCTATCAACGACGCAGATAGCTATGCAGATGTTATCTTTGGTACTGACCGTTGGCAACAGATAAAGAGCGAGATAGACAACGCTCCCGATGACAAGGCAGGAAATTTACTGCAATCTTACATAAACAACTCAAAACTCAACAATGAACAAAAACAAACCATCGTAGACTATACTGTTAATACGTATATTAAACGTGGTAATGATATTTCGCATCTCAAAAACGCCATTGAGGATAACATCTCTTCTGAACAGCAGGAAGTACAGTCTGCCTATGAAAACGGACAGAACGCACGTGATGCACAGATGAATGAAGTCAAAACCTCGCTCGACGAAGCAGAAAAGCACGCAGCAGAACTTTTAGGCGAGGACGAGTTAAACGCATTGGACGGTGTCGAAGATGTAGACGCATTCAAAGAAAGCAACGCTTACAAGTCCTATTCAGAAGAACAGAGAGAAGCAGCACTTAAATATATCATTGCACGTACCGCATACAATGGTATGATTAATCGTGTACAGGACGAAATAAAGGCAGCTGTAAATAAAGCCAATGCAGAAATAGATAATCTCACTCATAAGGATAGCGGCACTATCATTCGTGCAACTCTCAAAAATGGAGACCAGGAAGTATATGTTGTTTCAGGAAACGTGGCAATGTCTCCCGATGGAAAGAGCATAGACACCGAAAAGTCCGACAACGATATTGTCGTTTACAATACGGAGAGTGGGAAAAAGGAAATGCTCAATATAAAAGACCTACAAAGTGTAGATACTCCTATTGATGCAGCTACCTACAAGGCTAACAATGCAGCAGAGACAACGCAACAAATAGCAGAGACAGAAGCCGCAAAAATAGACGGTGTTCGCAATTTCCATTACAACGACACTGTAAAGGTGCAAGACAAAGATGGAAACCTTATAGACGGCAGCGTACAAGATGTTACACCCGATGGCATTATTGTTGTTTCAGACGCATATCCTGGTGGCAAGACCTACACTGCTGCCGAACTGACTGCTATGCAGCCACAACCGCAAACTGTTGCAGAAAACGCAACAGTTGAACAGCAGGCAGAGGAAGCTGTTGCTGATAACGAAAGTAACGAAGCTCCAGTAGAAGAGGAAAGCGAGGCGAACTCTCCACAAAGTGAAGCAACACCACAAGAAGAGACAGCAGAGCCACAACAACAAGCAGTAGAGCCGCAGCAACAAGCAATACCTACTGATGATAAAGGAAACTTATTATATCACGAAGTTCCTGTAGAACGCACAATAGAAGATTTGTACGACGGCTCATTAGACGATACAGAGATTGCCGACTTTATTTCTGCAAATATCGAAGCAGCACAAAAGGAATACAACAGCGTTGTAAAAAAAGTACCGAAGATTGGTACAGACAAAGCAAGATACCTGCAGGAGAAGAAAGCCTATCAAGAAGAAGTTGATAAAGCGAAAGCAAAGGTAGACTACTGGCAAGCTGTAGAAAACGAACGCCAACACATTACCCACACCTCCCCCGAAGAACTTAAAAACGCAGAAGACGAATTAAGCGGAGAAGCAGCACGAAAAGATTACAGAGGAATAACGGCAGGAGACGAAGAAAATCCTACGTCCGTAGAAGACCTCGTGAGAGACTTCTTACGAGGTGCAAAAATAACTCCCGAAGATTTCAGAAAAGAAACAGGGCTATCCATAAGCGAACAGAAAAAGTTCGTTGGTATGATTTCAAAACAAGGAAAGACTATTGCAAGGCTCGGCGAAGAACTTGCAGACTACGACGAATGGAATCTAGGTGGTAGATTCTTTGATGGAGATAGCAACGCAGCACGTGGAGCAATCATAGATGCACTTTTAAGTTCGAGAACACGTGGCGACTTCAAACAACAGGACGCAACGGAAGAAGAAGAACGCTATATAGAAGCTGTAGAACAGCAAAGAGAGCAGTGGTATTACGAAAACTACCATATGACATACGAAGAATATCTGCAATACAGAGAAATCGTATTGCCCGAATTGTTGAGAAAATACGCTAACTTTGCACCCGATATATTATATCCACAATTTGTAGCATCATTCGAAGATGCATACGCAGCAGAACATTCACAAACAGACAATATAGAAAATGGAGAACAAGGAAATGACACCACAGCAGAAGAGCCAACAACTACTCCAGGCGATACAGTTTTGCAAACAGAAGAAACTAATAACAGCAGAGGAGATAGCCAAAGCAAAGAGCAACCAACAGAAGTTCCAACTGGCGTGCGAAGCAGTAATGAGAATGGAACTCTACCTCAAAGCACACCCACAGAAGTAGAAAGCGAAACCGACTACACTCTTAGCGACAAAAAAGCTGAAAATAGAGAAAACTTCTACCAAGACGCCAATGGCAACATTGATTTGGCGAATATTCCTGAAGAAGTCTTTGACAAGATAGGTAAACCCAAAGCTCCTTTACGTCTAACTCCCTCGATGTTGAAACATGTATTTGACAGACATGGGAAAGAAATGGGATTGTCCCGGACTGATGATGCTATCGATTTTATCTTAGATGTTATGGATAATTTCGACCATGTACGGCAAGGAGATAAGAATGCCGTAATTTTCTCAATAGAAAATGGAAGAAGCCGTACAGGTAGACGTGCAGTTACTATTCTGTTGAACTCTGAAAGTGGCGAATACTACGGTATAAAGACTTCGGGGTATGAAAGAATAGAAGGCTTGAATAAAAAGCCATTGCTATGGGAGAAGGGCGCGAATGAAACTTCTGCTACAGGTGCTGCTCCTGCAAATGTTACCACCGAGCAAGCCCAACAGGGCAGCGAGCCAGCTGGCAGCGCATCAAACCATAGCAATGGTTCTATTGGCAAAGATACACAATCTTCTCAAACAAAGCAAGAAAAGGAGGATAAATTTGTAGCAGCACCGAGAAAATACGGTGAAAGTATAACAGACTATGCCGAAAGAGTAGCAGAAGAACACCAGGCACAACGTACACGCAAAGAAGAGGAAGCAAAGGTTGATACCAATCCCACAGAAGCACAAAAGGAAGCTGGCAACTACAAAAAAGGACACATCAAAGTAGACGGACTTAATATTACCATCGAACAGCCAAAGGGTAGTATTCGTCGTGGCACTGATGCAAACGGCAAGCAGTGGGAAAGCGAAATGCACAACACCTACGGCTACATTCGTGGTACTGAAAGTGTAGACGGAGACCATATAGATATATTCCTTTCTGACAATCCAACAGAAGGAAATGTGTTTGTTGTAGACCAGGTAAACAAAGACGGCTCATTCGATGAACACAAGGTTATGTATGGCTTCTCCGATATGGAAAGCGCAAAGCGAGCCTACTTGTCAAATTATGAAGAGGGCTGGCAAGGCTTAGGAAGCATTACCGAAGTCAAAAAAGAAGACTTCAAGAAATGGATTGACAGCAGCAAGCGAAAGACAAAACCGTTTGCAGAATACACGTCTGTAAAGACACAAGACGATACGCAAACTAAAAAGCCAACAGAAGAGAACGCTGCACCAGCCAACACAGAAACAAACGAAAATTATGCGCATAATTCAGAGGATATTATGCACAAACAAAAGAATGTACAACTGCAGCAAGCTATCAACGCCTACGAAAACACAACTAAATTCTACTATCAGCAACTAAAGGAAGGGAAACTCGACAAAGTATTCGAGAGTAAACAATGGAAAGATGTACTCCGCAAACAAACAGAACTACAAAAAGCACTATTGCAACTCAACTCCGAAGAACTGAAAGAACTACTCAAACAAACAACTAACGAAGACACCAAAAAGGAAATCAAAGGAGCATTAGGCGCAGTACTTAGACAAGAACAACGGTCTATAGAATATAACGCAGTTTTAGACAAGCAAGAACCCATAACCCCTATATACAAGGAGGAGAAGAAACCCATTGCCGTTACAGAGTTTGTAGAAACGGACAAGAAAGAAGCAGAGATACACCCCGTTCTCACTGGCGTTTACCACGACAACGGCTATGTTGTGGGCACTAATGCGCATACCTTGTTGGCTCGTAAAGAAGACTATAACAAATCTTTAGAGGGAAAGATAACAAACAAGAAAGGCGAGATTATAGATGGCAAATATCCAAATTGGCGAGCTGTAGTCGAGGGTGAAACTACAACTAATTCGTGGGGTATCAATCTTGATGAACTGCACGCATTTGTAAGAGGCGTGCTTGCCAAACTAAAGGCAGACGGAGCAAAGAAGAGTACTATCGACAGCGCAACTATAGCATTTAAGGACACTGACGGAAAAATTATTGTGTGCAACGCAAAAACACTCGACAAGGCATTGCGTGGAGCAAAAAGCATAGGGGCAACTGAATTCGGAAACAAGTCTGAAACATTCGCACACGCACAAACCAAAAAAGGCTACGTCGTTTGCCCAACAATCTCCACATACCACAGCATAAACGATAACTGTTTCGTATACGCCCCGAAAGAAGCGGCACGACAACAAACCACTGCAACACTCACCAATGACACCGAAGCAAAGCAGAAAGCCACAGAGGCAGTCTTAGCGGCTTTATCTAAAGCAGGTATAGAGGTTGTGCGTGCGACTGACGAAGAGGTAAAAGCATTGCTTAGCAACTCCCATGCAACCACATTGCGCACCCCACAAGGCACAATTTATGGTTGGTCGGTTAATGGTAAAATTTATCTTACAGAAGCAGGAATAAACCCTGATACGCCAATCCACGAGTACACCCACTTGTGGGCAGAAGCAATGATGATAAAAAACAAGAAAGGCTGGGATAGTATAAAAGCACTCCTGAAAGACACTCCTGTATGGAAAGAAGTCATAGCCGACCCCAACTATTCCAACATCAAAGACAACGAAGATGCCGTTGCAAGTGAAGTCTTAAGCCGTATCAGCGGCAAAAAGAATGCTGCAAAAATGGAGGAGGAAGCACAAAGGGCTATAGATGAAGCTAAAGGTGTGTTCAAAAAAGCGGAAGCTACAACTATCCTTACCAATCTGAAGAAAGCACTCAATAGCTTATGGAAGTGGGTAAGCAAAAATATCTTTGATGTTAAAGAGTTTAGCAGCATAAACGAGGTAACAGATAAAGTATTATACGACCTTATACATGGTACAAAACTAATAAACGACAAATCTTTAATAGGCGTACATAATATATCAGAACAAAAGCTACGCAAAGTGTTAAAGCAAGGTGGATTTGCCAATCCGTCTATAGCTGTTATTGATACAGACAAGCAGGTGCATAATGATTATGGAGAAATTTCTCTCATTTTACCATCTCGCAAAGTCAATAAGTCTACAGGCAAAAATGTAGGAACATACGAGGGCGATGCATGGACACCTATGTATCCCATTATCGAAAAGCAAATGAGTAGCGATGGTAGTCTAATAATGCACAACGATATCAACTCTGTGCCAAATAAAATGCAGAGTGAAGTTCGCAATGCTTTGAATAGATGGTTAGACAATGGTTCGGATACCGATTTATCATATCTTTACCTATTCCAACAAGGGAAAGCTCCAAAGATGGCTACTGTAAAGCCTAAATATAGCAACGAAGTTTATAAATCGCTAAGAGACATTATGTTTGGTGTTGATAGCGTTTATAACTTAACGAAAGGTGAGGTAAAGAAGTTGGTAGAGCTTTATGTGCAAACAGAGCTAAACGGCGACATTGACGAATACAACAAAGCCAATGAGAGAAGAATTGCAAAGTATAAAGAAGCAATAGAAAGCGGAAGAACCAACTCTATGTATTACAAAATAGCAGAAAGAAATTTGGAAGAAGTCAAAAAGTATGGCTATCCACTTTCTTCTTTGAAAACATTTGCAGACGATGTACAGAGAGATAAAACTAAGCAAGGCAGTAAAAATGTACAAAAGACTCTTAACGCAGCAAGTCAAATTATAAAAGACGCTGGTCTTGAAGAAGATTTTAGGAATTGGGTAGAGGGCTTAAATAATCGCTACCAAACAAAAGAGGTTATTTTTGACGGCTTCACCCCAACAGGGAAGCGTAGATACATTCCTAACACTTTAGAAAATGTATCTAAGCTTATGAAGAAACAGGGACGACAAGCGTCTACAGGATTAGGCGTATCATTCTCAAACTTCGCTGCAAGCGTAATGAAAGCCAACGGAAGTCTTGCTAATATCAGAAAAAAGAAAAGCAAACTCACAAACGAACATAAAGATATAGAAAACTTTGAAGAAAAATGGAAAGAAGTATATTTCGATTTAGCAATGAAGTTGCAACCTAATGCAAGTACATTTGACGACTACGGCTTTACACGTTTACAAGAAGCTGCACTTGAGGCTGACCCGCAAGCATTTCTAAGCAAAGAGTACGGAGTAACATTATCTAAAGAAGACGTTCGCAAGTTGCAGCAAATGGTTAAGGCTATCCAAGAAGAAAGACCTGCTATGTACTTTGAAACAAAGTTTGAACGCCCTGTTACTCTCAATGAATTCTCTAAAGCCGTTGTTCCTGAAGACCTCTCTGATGATTTGCAAAAAACATTAAGAGATAATGGAATAGAGATTTTCACATATAAGCGAGGAGACGCTGAAGACCGACAAAAAGCAACACAAGAAGCAGCTTACAGTAGTGATGATATAGCATTTCAAATAATAAGCAATGGCAATAACGAAGCCAACAATGATAGCGACACACGTTTTCAGATAGTAGGCAATAGTCTGTCAGATGAAGAAAAGAAGATTGTCGAAACTGCAAAGGCAAACGACACTTATATGAAAGCACCTAACGGCAAGCCTACCAATCTTAGCGAAAAGCAGTGGACACAAGTAAGAACCACAGCTTTCAAAAACTGGTTCGGAGACTGGGAAAAAGCTGCACGCATAGAAAAGGTGCGCAGGAGCAAAGCTGTCGTTATTAGTGGCAGCGAATACAAAGACAAATATGAACTAAACAGAGACAGTGCCAAAGAATGGATAAAAGATAATCTACGGGGGGAATATACCATTGCTGATACAGAAGAAATAGTTAGCCTTACCAAAGTTGGAGCAAATAAGGTAACTTCACACGGAATGAGCAACAAAGCTCATCTTCAGTCAATTGCGGCTATTCCACAATTGATACGGCATGCTATATTTATTGAAGAACGTCCTAACGAAAAGCATAATAATAAATACGACAGTTACAAATATTATATTTGCGGATTAAAAATTGGCACAACTGACTATACCGTAAAGCTGACTATTGGAGTAAAGAGTGGAAAAAAGTATTACGACCACGCTTTGACAGAGATTGAAAAAGGGAAACTGCTTGACCGTATTAACGACCAAGCAGACAAAAAAGGCTTTACAACAACTGGGGACGCACCTTTACAGTCTTATGCCCTTTCTATTGGCAAAGATAGCAAGTTACTTTCAATCCTCCAAACAAATTCATCAAAAGTTGTAGACGAGAACGGAGAGCCAATGGTGGTATACCACGGAACTTTGGCTGATGGCTTAAGGCAATTCAGTACGGATTTTATAGGTAGCCGCTATAGTTACGATGAGAAAGGGTTCTTTTTTATAAGCAACAGGAAGATAGCTGATGATTATGCTGTTTCAGAATTTGATGCAAGTCGCAGGGGAGAGGTGATAGATGCTTATGTAAGCTTAGGAAATCCTCTTGTTGTCAATTCGGAATGGTGCAGGAAGAATGGTCTTGGCAGTAATGTCTTCAAGGATAATGACGTTATAGAGTTCTGGGATAACTACCAATCGCTTATAGTGGAAGAGTCTGAACAAAACGACGGCGTGATTGTAACAGATGGAGAAACGTCAATGGTTGTGGCTTTCTTCCCCAATCAAATAAAGAGTGCAACAGGCAATAACGGCAATTTCTCTACCACAGAGGACGATATCCTCTACCGTACCGTCTTCGGTGGTAACAGTGGTTACGTAGGTTATTCAATGAGCAAACGTGCTGCAGAAGCTAAAGAAGAGGGCAGATATCCAAAAACTGAATTTAGAAGAGAATACCACATAACAGCAAAGTCGCTCGATATGCTAACAAGTCTTGGTTTCATCAACAATTCAGAGTGGCATCATACCAGTATGTACGGCAACAAAACACCATTCTATGGCTGGACAGAAGATGAGTTTGCAGACGATTATCTCAAACACAAGAAAGAGGTAGATACACTCTGCAAAGGTATCGACCCTAAAACAAAACAGCCACTGATAGATAAAGTGGAGAAACCACAGTACGAACACGAATATGAAATGCCACAATATGGCGAAGCAGAAACAGCCGCAAATCCAATTAGAGAGTGGAGACACAAGCAGATAGAAAAATACGACCAGTTTACAGGCTTTAAAGGCTATGCAGATGCTACAGAAGAAGAAAAGAAAGAAAGAGACGCTTACTTGCATTCTCTCAACGAGCAAATGGAAGAGAAGATACGAGAGATGTTAGCAAAAGACTATCCCGACTATCTTGCAGCCAAAAACGCCTTAGATGCTTATAACAATTACGAGGAAGATTTACGCAAGGCAATAGGCGAACACATAAAGGAATACTTAGACATTGACAAGTATAGCCAACGATGGAGAGAACAAACCGCCACCACACAGCCCACAACCAATACAGAAGAACTTACCAACCACGCAGAAAGTGTTGTGCAAAACTTACATCTTAACAACGTAGAAATAGTACCCGATGGCAGCAGCCTCAATGGCGAGCAAGCCACTGCAAAAGGTTTCTACAACAAGCGCACAGGTAAAATCGTAGTAGTGGCAGGCAATCACACCGACATTGCAGACATAGAGAAAACAGTACTCCACGAAGCAGTGGCGCATCACGGCTTGCGGCAACTGTTTGGTAACGACTTCGACAAGTTCCTCGACACCGTATATGCAAAAGCCGACATCGAAACAAGACGGCAAATAGCCCACCTGTCAGCAAAACACGGCTGGAACGTACGCACGGCAACAGAGGAATATCTTGCCTCAATGGCAGAAGATACCAACTTCGAACAAATCAAACCCACACTGTGGCAGCGCATCAAACAACTCTTTGGAGAAATAATGAGCGCATTTGGTTTGCACCACGCTAACATCACCGACAACGACCTACGTTATATACTATGGCGTAGTTACAAGAACCTACAAAACAGTGGCAAACACAGCATACTCGACAAGGCAGAAGATATTGCAATGCAATACAGATTGAAAGCTGGCAACTATGCCGACAAGGCGACAGACAATGTTTTGTATCGAAGCAGCATAAACCCCACCGCAACAGAAGTTCTGCCCGATGCACGCACACGTTACGAAAAGGAAACAAAAGAACCCGACAATATAGGTTCTGTGCCAAAAACGCACAACTTCTTTAGACGTTTCTACAAATCGTACGTAGACAGTATGCTTGCATTGAAGTCATTCACAAACAGCGTACTCGAGGCAACAGGCGACAAGATGGCATCACACGAAGACACCTACAAAGCCGAAAACGCAATGACCTCCAAAAACAAAACAGACGGCGAAGTTTACAACCGTGATTACTACAACCCATTGCTCACGGCAGCGCAGCAGCTTTGCGAAGCCGTAGGAATGGACTACGATGCACTCAATATGTATATGGTAGCAAAGCACGGCTTGGAGCGTAACGAGTATATGGGCAAGCGTGCAGCACAGAACGATGAAAATGTATTGAAAGCAAAGAAAACTTTGGAAGATGCACAGGCGGCTTACAACGAAGACCCCACAAGCAAAAATGAAGCAGCAATACAAAAAGCACAAGAAAAGTATACAAATGTATACAACAAGGCATTGGAAGTCCACACCAACAAAGACTACTCTGGACTTACCGAACTCACAGGCAAAGAAGATGTTGCGGAAGCCGAATACGAAGCACAAAAGATTGTAGATGCTGTAGAAACGCCTGATGCAATGCCGAAAGTTACAGCGTTTTGGAGCAAAGTCAATGCAGCCACAAAACAGACGTTAAAGACTGGTTATGAAAGCGGCATAATGACAAAGGATACGTACGAGCATATTCTAAATATGTATAAGTATTACATTCCTTTGCGTGGGTGGGCTGAACCTACCGCAGACGATGTTTATACATATTACAACAATCGCTCTTACGAGGGGAAACCACTTACAAAAACAGCAAAGGGGCGCACATCGCTTGCCGAAGACCCAATGGCTATAATCGCATCTATGGCACAGCGTAGTATAATTGAAGCCAACAGAAACAAGATGAAACAGACGTTTCTGAATTTCGTGCTTAACCACCCTACCAGTCTTGCTACAGTTGGCGAACAATGGTACATCAAAAATGCGTTAGGAGAATGGGAGCGTAGCGATGCAAACATACCAGCAAATGCAGCCCCCGATGAGATAAGCAAGATTATTGAAGAACACGAATTGGAGATGCAAAGATTAGCCGAACAAGGCGAAGCTATCAAGCAGCGCAACGGTCTGAAACTCGACAAGCGTGTAATCAACGGAGAGGGAGCAGAGCACACCATTAAGGTATGGCGTGGTGGAAAAGAGTACATCATTTACATCAACGGGAACCCGGCAGTAGCACAAGCTGTAAACGGTCTAACAAACCCCGACACACAAGGCAGCGACTTACCTAAATGGGCTAAAATAGGAGCAGCACAGCTAAAGAATTTCTTGTCAGGCGTGTATACAAGCTTTTCTCCAGCATTCGTACTTACCAACTTTACACGAGACCAACTATTTGCCTCACAAGCTGTGTATATAAAGTATGGACTGAAATACAAGCGGCAAGCCTCAAAGAATGCACGCAACTTGTTCTTTAGTGGAGCATTGCCACGACTTGTGTACAAATGGGAACACGGCACACTCGATTTAAATAACGAGACAGAACGTTACTTCGATGAGTTTATGCGCGGGGGTGGCGAAACTGGTTTCACAGCCTTGCGAGACATAGAGAGCATAAAGAAAGAAGTAAAAGATGCCATCAATGGAAACAAAGCAAACATCGCAAAACGTGGGTGGAAGTCATTCATCAATGCCGTAGAGTTCGCCAATCGAAGTGCAGAAGATTTCAGCCGCTTTGTTACCTTTATGACGAGCCGCCAGCAAGGTAAGAATATCGTTGATTCCATCTACGATGCAAAGGACATTACTGTGAACTTCAATAAGAAAGGCAGCGGAGAAATGGGCAGCAGGTTTATGAACTTCGCTTATATCTTCTTCAATGCAGCCGTGCAGTCCATAAACAATTTCGGCACGATGCTAAAGCAGCACCCAGCACGCACAATGCTTATAATATCCAAGTTCGGTGCTTTGGGTTTTGGAGTGCCAATGCTCAACGCTTTCCTTACAGCACTTTGCGGTGGTGGCGATGATGATAAGTATTGGGACAATATGGATTGGGTTCGCAGAAACAACATCGTGTTACGTATACCATTCTTAGAAAAAACATTCATAAGCATTCCATTGCCGCAAGAGTTAAGACCTTTCTATGGTATGGGAGAAATAGCAGCATCTATTCTGTTTGGAAAGGAAACGTTCTCAAGCGGACTGCAAAAAGCCGTAGAGGGTTTTACAGGACTATTACCTATAGACTTCACAGGCAACGGTGGGAACTTGTCCATAACGCTTACACCTACTGTTCTGCAGCCAGTTGCACAGTATATGTTTAATACAGACTACTTCGGCAGAAAGGTATATAACGACAATGAGAATAAGAAGATTGCGCCAGGTTGGACTAAAGCATTCAGCAGCACACCACCAGTACTCATAGAAGCTACAAAATTCCTCAACAGCCTAACAGGCGGAAATGACGTAGACAAGGGGGCAGTCAGTCTCAATCCCGATGTTATAAACCACTTTGTAAAAGGTTACTTTGGAGGACCTGCAACATTCGTTACACAGATGAGTAGCTTGCTTTATAAAGGCTTTAGCGGAGATGCAAAAGAGATACGTTGGAGAGACATACCCGTTGCCAGCCGATTTGTACAGCAGCTCGACGAACGAAGCGTGAGAAGCAGCGCACAGGGGAGCTACAAAGATTTCAAGGAAGAGACAGAAGAGACAGAGTACCGACTTTCCAATTACAAGAAGCAGGTAAAAATGGGTAAAATGGAATATGCAAAAATGATAACAGATTTAATTAAAAGTCCTGAATATCAACGCTATAAAATAGCAAAGGCATATAAAAAGCCAATGGACTTGCTAAAGGAAACATTGAACCACATAGACAATACTACCGACAAAAAGGAAGTCGAAAAGGCACTCACAGGACTACGTCATTATATGATGGAGACAGTAGAAAGTGAGCAAAAAGGAAAGCACGCTAAACGTGAGGAAGATTTCAACTATTTAGGAGATAATCTTAGCGAGTTGAGCAATAATCTGAAGTATTCATTACGAAGCCTCAAACAAAACGAAGAACAGCGTTTAGATGGTGAAGAAGATAATGACATAGAAGAGTTTATTAGCGAAGACAAAGAAACAACAATGCGTATCATTCGTGAAATGAACAAACTCTTTAAAAAGAAGTAACAGCACACCGAAGCCCTATAAATCCACATAGGGCTTCGGTGTTATAATCCACATACCTAAATTAATACTTAACTGCACTTAAATATTTCGCATTCATATCTTTGCGACAGATAAAAATATATTTTTATGGCAAAGAAAGAAAAACTGTTAAGTGTAAAACGTGTCTGTTCTATTAAAGACAGACGTGCAATGGACAGCGTTGCAAACTCAAAACTCAATAACAAGGCACGTGCTTACGAAGTACTATTCCAAGCACAACAATACTATATGAATATGAGCGAGTTTCGCAAAGAACGTGAGCGAAATAAACGATATGCGTATGGCAGGCAATGGGAAGATGTCATTTGTGTAGATGGCAAAAGAATAACGGAAGCCGAATATATTAGACAACAAGGAAACGTACCATTGAAAAACAACCTTATCAGGCGTTTGGTGCGCAGCGTGTTAGGCGTTTACAGAAGCCAGAGCAAAGAACCTATATGCGTAGCAAGAGACCGAGACGAACAGCGTATTGGCGAAACGATGTCTACTATATTACAATGCAATAGGCAGCTTAACCGTATGGACGAAATAAGCGCACGGAGCATTGAGGAGTTTTTGATTAGTGGTTTCATTGTACACCGCAAATGGTACGGCTGGCGCAATAACAAATTAGACTGTTGGACAGATTATGTACAGCCTAACAATTTCTTCATTGACAACAAGATGCGTGATTTCAGAGGGTGGGACGCAAGTTGTATAGGAGAAATTCACGATGTCAGTTTCAATACCCTGTGCGGGCAGTTTGCAAAAACACCCGAAGACTATTATAAATTATCCGAAATATACAAGGCTGCAAAAGAACAACAGAATATCGTAAGCAACTTTACAAGCTTTGGAGTATCGGACGATACAGATATTAGTTTCTTTATGCCCAGAGACGGCAATCTTTGCAGGGTAATAGAGGTGTGGCGCAAGGAAAGCAAACCACGCTATCGCATCCACGACCCTAACAATGGAGATATTTACAAGATAGACGTAGAAGACTACCAACGAATGTTTCTCTCTATAAACGAAGAGAGAAAACAACAGGCAATAGAAGCTGGTATGGATTTAGAAGATGTACCTTTCTTGCGTGCCACGTGGTTTATAGACGATTATTGGTATTACTACTATCTAACACCATTCGGAGATATCCTCGATGAGGGAGAAACACCATACGAACACAAGAGCTACCCATACGTATTCAAAGCCTATCCATTCATAGATGGAGAGATACATTCATTCGTAAATGACGTGATAGACCAGCAGCGATACACCAACCGACTAATTACGTTATACGACTGGATAATGCGGTCAAGTGCGAAAGGTGTCTTACTCGTGCCTGAACAGAGTTTAGGGAGTATGTCTGTGGAAGAAATTGCAGACGAATGGAGCAGGTTTAATGGTGTCATTGCCTACAAGCCAAAAGCAGGAGTACCTATTCCACAACAGATTGCTGTAAACTCTACAAACATAGGCATATCAGAACTACTCAACATACAGCTTAAGTTCTTTGAGGATATTTCAGGTATTCACGGAGCATTGCAAGGTAAACCTGGATATAGTACAACAAGCGGTTCTCTCTATGCGCAGCAGGCGCAGAACGCAACCACAACTCTGTTAGACCTACTCGAAACATTCAGCCAATTTATTGTGGACGGTGCTTACAAGGACGTTAAGAATATGCAACAGTTCTACGATGGCAAACGTGTATTCAACATTGCAGGCAAGAGTGGACAGATAGTTGTCTACGACCCTAAATTAATTCGAGACGTTGAATTTGATTTGAGCATAGTAGAGAGTACATCTACGCCAGCATTCAGACAAGTTGCCAACGATTTCCTAATGCAGATTTGGCAAAGTGGACAAATCAATTTGGAACAGTTACTCGAATACGGAGACTTCCCATTTGCCGACGAACTGTTACAGAGTATAAAGGCACAGAAAGCAGAAATGCAACAGCAAGGAGGAACACCGAACGGACTACCGCCCGAATTACAACAGCAAGTTCAACAAGGTGCAGATATGGACGCTGTAAACAAGGGCTACAATATGCTTAAAGCCTCATAATAAAAACAAAGGTTGCGATTATGCAACCTTTGTCGTTTCTGTCTATACATAAACCCATCGAAATCGATGTCTTTAAAATCATACATACCTCCTATATTGTTGCTTCTGACAAAACCCTTTTGTGTGTCTTGCTTTCAGCAGCACTCTTTATTGTTGATATTATCTTTGGTATCTCCATTTCATAGTAGCAAATATGCAACCCTATTGCTCGTGTCATCAACAAGTCATCGTGTTTGCCAACGATTGCTCCAAATGCACCGTTTTTCTTACGCTCATAAAACAGATACTCATCAATACAGCGTTCGTCTCTCTCTACGTACATTTGCTTTCTTATCACCTTTACAAGCGTTGATATAATCATCGGTTTTGTAGATACGTTTGTGTGCCAACCATAACGTTTTGGCGCACCCTCCGCAATAGCCTCCGCACTTTGCTTACGAGCATAAAGGTTTGGATATACATCTTTTATTTGGTCTAATATAAATGGAGCTTGTACACCGTCTATAACTCTGTCTTTGTCTTTTGTTTCGAGCGTGTTGCTCTCTATTACCAACAATGCATTGTCATAGTAGGCGGCTATCTGTGCAGATTTCCACGCAAGTATATCCATATCGGTGTGTCCATACCATTGCGCAACAACTGACGGCTTATCACCGTCCATCATATAAAACCTATCAAATACGGTTATAACAGAGTAGTCAGCTTTTGCAGAACGTCCGCCAATATCTACAACAACAAGATATCGGTTTTCAACTCTTTCATTCGCCCATATTTCAGGTTTCTTCCATATCCACAAGCAACCCTGATGGTCCTCAACAAAACGCAAACCTTTGAATGCGTCCTTACCCTCGTCTCCATCGGCAACCATATCGCCAATGAATTGAGGAGGACAACAAGACTTCTTTAATTTCGCTACTAAATACTTGTCAAATACTCTTGTGCCTGAATGTACAAATGCTTCCACATCGTCAGACGGATATTCAGATGCCATTGTAGCGTGGTCAGGTTTTCCTTTGCGTTCTTCCACGTACCAGTGTATTGCTTCGAGAGTTGCACCAAGTTCCCACAGATACCACAAGTATTTACCACTCTCTTCACGCTCGTTACTAACATTTGTGTTATTTCTATTCTTCCATAGCTCGATAGCGAAGTCTGCTTTTTCATCTTCATTCTTAAATGGTAAGCTGTATATATCAATATCAAACCACGATATAAACAATGCCAGGAATTGTGATACACCTTTCTTTGCAGCGTCATATTCACGCTGGAAGAAGTTACCCGTACCATTCGCCGTACTTTCGTAAACTATCATCGTGTACGGCTTTAACTGAATACCTGAACAAGCAGACCGTACTATGTCTTCAGGTTTCTTTCCATCTGTAGTTTTCCAAACACCTACTTCGGAAAGGTGTACCAAGTTGTAATCACCACCACGACAACTGTCAGGACGTTCGGCTGTACCTATCTTTATTTTACAGTTTCGTTGTGGTACTCTGTATATCGCCCCCGATTTGCCTACTCCAACAAGTTTAGGCTCGTTAGTGTTGTAATACTCCCCTATCTTGTGTAGCATCTTTGTCGGATATGCCTTAATCATACGGTCGAACATATCCTTAATTTCGTCTGATGCTGTACCTTGATGCGCAATGATAAGAGAGTTTAAACCTACCTTGTGAACAAGCTGCAACCACGCCATATACAGCTGTGATGTAGTAGAACCACCCCATTGCCTGGCTTTCAACAATATAAGTCGTATAGGCTTGTTTGCAAGGCGAAGTTCTTCCAACTTCTCTACAAACCTGCGTTGTGGACGTGTCAGACGAAACAAAACATCTTCACCACCACCTTTATTTTTGATGTACACAAACAAGGCTGCCCAAAACGCAAAATCGTACTGTATGCGTATACGGACAATCTGCTCTATGATTTTAAGCCTGTTTTCCTCCGTGTACTCCGTATCCATTTCCTTTTCGCAAAACACTTTCATAGACTTGTGTTTTACGATAAGTTTAACAAGAGGAACTTTCAGCATTCCCACAGGTAGATACTGTGTAGGTAAAGGGTGGTCTTTTATAACCACCTTTTTTCTTTTCCCTATCGACCCCTCGCCTGTAATAGGATTAAACAGACGATTATTCGTTTCGTTACGCTTGTCGTTTTCAACAAGCAACTTCGATACTCGAACATCTATTTGTTTCTTACCCGTCTCCGTTCGTACCATTTTGATTTAATCTTACTGATGATAACCTTAATAGAACCCTCCGTAAGGTAGAATTTTGGTGCAGGTTGCCTAACTACTTTAAACATTATCTTTGTAAGACTAAGTGTTGGATATTTCTGTTTCATTATGGTTGCTCGCCTATATATTTCAAAAAACATATCACGCTTATTCTTACCCATACCAAGCAAGGTGTCGCCTTTCATAATCTGCAAAACAACTATTAATGCACGCTCTTCACTCACCCAAAAGCGGTCAGACGGACTGTCTGCCATTTTTCTGTAAATTTCCTCCGAACAAATAAACTTTACTTCTGATATAAGTTGATGATAAAGCCGTAATAGATTATTATTGCGCTCTTGTTCGTATTCAAATACACTCCCAAAGTTTTTCATAAAACACCAATATAAATAACTATCTGTTATATTGGCACTTGTTCCCAACTACAAAGATAATGTTTTGTGTTAATACTTAAAAGTATAAACATTAATAATGTGTCTATTTTTGCGCTATCAACTACAAAATATTGTTTTACAATGGCAGAAGAACAAAAAAATACCCCCCAAAAAAACAAGCGCGAACTTTTTATGGAGCGTTTGAAAACCAAATATCCCGATGATAACCTCGATGATGAAGAAGTGTTATATGGTAGACTTGGCGAAGACTATGACGATGCGGAGAACCAACTCGCAGAATACAAGAAACACGAGGACGAATTAGCGGGTATGTTTGCTGCCGACCCACGAAGTGCAGGCTACCTTAATAGTTGGCGTAAAGGCGCAGACCCAGCAGTAGAGCTTATTCGTATGTTTGGCGATGATGTAAGAGAAGCATTAGACGACCCCGACAAGCAAGAAGCATTAGAGGAGGCACGCAAAGAATACCTCGATAAGGTTAGCAAGTCCAAAGAGTTGGAAGAGGAATACAGCAAGAATTTAGAGGTATCTTTAGAAGAATTATCTAAATTTCAGGAGGATAACAACCTAACCGATGAAGAACTCGACAACGTTTCAGAGTTTATTATGACGATTATCACAGACGGTATCAACGGTAAGATTACACGAGATACAATGGATATGGCACTAAAGGCACTCAACCACGACACCGACATAGCCGAAGCAAGCCACGAAGCCGAAGTAAGAGGCAAGAACGCAAAGATAACAGAAAAGCTCCGCAAAACAGGAGATGGAATGGCAGCTATGGGAGGGCAAAACGGAATACCGGAAAAACCAAAACGCAAATCGACTATTTTCAGCGATGCGGAAATGGCAAAATAAATTTTTTACTAATAATATTTATATGTAAGTATGGCAGAAGTTATTCAAACAGTAGACAAAACACCTGTAGCAGCACCAGGCTCTACAGGATTAGGAACCCAATTACCAGGTCAAGCCACAACCGTAGATGGTATGGCAGCCGCAACAGGTGGCGTTGGACCTGGCGAACTTATGGAGGTAGACGTCGATGCCGAACTTGCCAAGTTCGAAAGCGATGACACCCCACTTTGTTCACTTATGCTCGCTGCAAAGAAAGTACCCGTAGGTTCACCCAGAGTACAGCACTATCAAATGGACGAGGAAGTTTCAACTGTTACTACCACTGCAGCGGTAACAAAAGGGACAGCAGCTTCTTTCTCTCTTTCTCTTTCAGAAGAGGATAAGAGTTATGTTCAAACCTACTCAACATTGAGAGTAAGAGGCGTAAATGGATACACAGAAGACGGTTCAAAAGAAGATGCAGGTTCTGACTTGCAGCTTTATGTTACAGGTAGAGATGCCAGCGACAACCCTATCGTCCGTTGTGTAAACGGTCCACGCCAAAGTCCTACCAACGAGTATTGTCAAACACCAGCAATACCAAAGGGTGCAAAGATTGATATCCTTGCAACAGCACTACACGAAACACAAAAGGTTGTGCCTCCCGACACATTCGTCCCTGTGCCAACACTTGTTACTCTACAGAAGCGAGGAATGACACGTGTAGTTTCTGACTACTTCGATAGTGAAAAGAAGCGTATTCCATTTACAAATGCGTTGCTTGCCGAATACTCTATTCGTAAGTTTAAGCACACAACCAACCGTTCTTTGTGGATTGGTCGTGGTGGCAAAATGCCAGTTAAGGACGATAAGACAGGTACACAGATTGTGTATTTTATGACTGGTATTCGTTGGAGCTTTAAACGTGAAATGGAGCACATTGGAAAGTGGGAGTACGAAGACTTTGTAGGTCTTGGCAAACTCTTCTATACAGGCGCAGATGTACCAAAGGGCGCAATCTGTTTGTGCGGTAAGAATTTCTTAGAGAATATTCAATGCATAGACTTCTCAAAGCACCCCGAAGTGCAAATTAAAGTCGAAACCAATAACTTAGGTTGGAGCATTACACGTTTCCACACTGTATTTGGCGACTTTGATTTTAAACACGAGCCAACACTCGACCGTATCGGTTACAGCAACAGTGCCGCAATCTTAGGAAGCGACCGTCTTGTACACTATGTTCGCAGCGCAGAACACACCGATACGGAGAATGTAGAAGAGCACGAAGCAAAACGTGAGACGCTCATCGTATGGGACGCACTCGCACTCAAAGGTGCTTGCCACATCTTCATCAACGGCGAAGGTACACCAAAAGCAGCTGGCGCAACAAGCTATACAGTTTGGAAAACCAATCAAGCACCAACAGGCGCAGACTTGGTAGACGGCAAAGTTTACTATCTACTTGTAGATTGTCCAGGCATCAATGCTAAAGCGCACAAGGGCGAAACTTGGATTTACAAATCTGCAGGCGGTACTGGCTCTTGGGAGAAGTACGAGGGTGAATTAGACTTGTAAATTAGTGTATTTCATAATGTGATAATTTTTAAATGTTAGTAACCAAAGGGGAGGTTGAGATAAGCTCGCCTCCCCTTTTAACTTTTTAGCGATGACACAAAAAACGTATGGCGTATATGGAATGATAGAATGGAGTATTCTATTAAACGTTGCAGGTCGAATTATGAATATTGATTTTGAGGGCGGACTTGCATCAGGCACAGGCATTCGTCCTGCCACTTTCACCACTCGCAACGAAATAGTTCAGTTCGCAATAGAGAATAGCGGACACTTTAAACAAGGACGAATAATCCTTGTTAGCGAAATGGACATCGAAGAGCCAAAGGAAGTAATAGCAGAGGATACAGAGATAAACCCTACTAACACAGAAGAAGTAGTAGAAGACAACTTAACAGAGGTCGAAGTGAGCAGCTTAGAAGAAGCAGTAGACTATTTAGTATCGAACTTTGACGATGCAAAGAAACAGCAGCTTCGCAGCAAGGTAACAGCAAAAGCCTTTGCAGAAACAAAGGGTATTCGTTTTGTAGGACTTTAATCACTTGTATTGCAATGATATACAAAGTTGCAGATTTAGTAAACGAGGTGCGAACTGTTATTGACAGAAACAATAGCAGCGCACCTCTTGCTGGTTTAACAGACGTAGACACATTGAGCATAGACACGCTTATAGAGAGCAAGATAGAAGATGCGGCACGTGCAGTAACTGTAAATGCTCCACGCCATTTGTTAGATAGTGGCAAGAGCATAGGTACAGCCGTAGCGTGGAGTTCGTCAAAGACAAAACACTGGGGCTTTACACAACTCCCCGAAGACTTTTTGCGATTACTAATATTCCAAATGGCTGATTGGAGCTATCCCGTAACAGAAGCAATCACAGATGCAGCCCCCGAATACAAACAGCAGAACAGCCGTTTTGCAGGAATAGGAGGCAATCCGCAACGCCCTGTTGTAGCTATTGTACAACACCCTATTGGTTTGATATTGGAATTTTATTCGTGTACATCTAACGATGTAGCCGTAAAGGTGGCACGCTACATTCCTATACCACGTATAGAAGACGAACATATCGGTATATCCGAAAAACTCGAAAAGGCTGTGATATACTACTGTGCCTATCTTGTCCTTTCCTCTTTGTCCGAAGTAGAACAAGCAAAACTAATGTATTCTATTTATATGGACTTGTCCGAACTGAAACATTAATATAATATTATGACTGACAACCTTTTAGGAACATACCAAAGTTTAGAAGCCGTACACGTAGCGCACCCATTAGGTGGCATACAAGGCGACTATGTAATTGTGGGCGATAGCAATTACTATTGGAATCCGTTATCATTAGAATGGACGAAAGAGAAGCCTACTGTTACTGTACCAGCCAACAAAATTAAAGAGAAAAACAATCTTGGCAATTTCGCAAACATCTTAGAGGTATATAGTAGATACCCCGATGGTGGTAAGGAGGGCGACTATCTATTCATAGACGGCATAGAATACGTTTGGAATAGATGGGAGCGTATATGGCAAAGCAAGGGCGACACTACGCCAACAGGCGGACGAACTACAAACACCTTTGATGGAGACCTCGCCGTTGAGAACGATTTAATTGTAGGTGGTATATTACGTGTAAAAGGGTTCAGTTTCGATAATCCCGATACACCAGGTGGCAGCAGTGGACAAGGCACACCAGCCACTATGTCGTTAAAAACGCTAAACGAATTTCCAACGACACCCGAACAAGCTATTGCTTTTGTTAAAGAGAAAAACCAACACACAGTTCTCTCTATAGTTGAGAATGGTATAAATGTAGGTGTACTTCACATCTATGCAGACCAATTCCGACAAGTCCTCACAGAGGTAATAGAAACACGTCTTTTGGTAAATGGCACAAAGGTCGGTGGCGGACACGTGTATTCAGAACCTATACGCTATTGGCGCAACTATGGTTTACGGCAAGACTATAGCGGTATAAAGAAGTATCAATGGACGCTATGGCGACAATGCAAAGACGATACACTTGTGCGTCTTAACGAACGTCTTGATATGATGTTTGAAATATACAACGCATCGCCAAATGGTCAATTATACACATTACGTGAAGTCGTAAGCACTGTTACAGATGATAACAGAGTTGAGTTCAAACGTTGTATGATGATTAGTTTCTTAAGTGCAGAAACAAAAAAGCGTGTATACTATGTATGCTCAACCACCGACAGGTCAAAGAATGAAAACGATTGGAAACAACTAACAACAGAAGACGATTTAGAACAGACAAAACAACACGTTAGCACATTACCTTTCGATGGATATGTAGATGATGTGCAAGCCGTTTCACTATCAGCAGCCGATGACGCAGAAGACAGCAATACATCTAACGGATTAACTCTCACTCCCGAAAACAAGAAAGGCGTTATGTGGGACAGAGTTAAGAACGTGTTTGTGTATCAAAAAGGAGACACCTATTACACTAACTGGAAAGGTGCTGACGATTATGGAGAACTTGCGCACGATGGACGCAAGCCAACTGTGGGCATACTATTCTATCATCGCATTTATGGAAATGCGTGTACGTGGAACGGCTCTAAAATGCTACCTATTATAGGAGGTAGTAAGACAGAGATTATAGAAGATGCAACACGCATCACAGAGGAAGAGATAAACAATATAGTAAACGAATAAAACAAATACTATGGCAGAAAGACATTTCTTAGATATCGCAGGGTTAAAGCACTTCGCACGCAAGATAAAAGAAAACCTTGCGCAGACGCAACGAGTTGTAACAAACAAAAACTTCTTAGCAGAGCTTGACAGCAACGAACTTGCGATACTTGACAATTCACAATTTACCTATCCTGCAGGACAGGCGTGGTGGATAAACGTTAAGCAGAAGCTTATCTCCGACAACAGCCGAAAGGCGTTTGAATTTATAGTTGTAACAGGAGCGAATACAGCCAACATCAATTTCAGCTGGTACTTAGACGTTAAGAGAGACGCAACACCATTGCAACCAAATTCAGCCTATCTGTTTCGTCTATATGGCTATGGAACACAATATCAGAATGGTCAGTTGTATGGCAAAACGCTTTATGTAGTAAAGGAGAAAATTGGATAAATCATAATCAATAAAACAGTTTAGTTATATGGCAGAGAAAAAATTTTTAGATTTAGAAGGTCTTAAACATTACAACAGCAAGATTAAAGCAGGTTCTGTTCGAGTGGGACACGCAGAAGTAGCCGAACGAGTGGCAGCATCAGGCATTCAGTGGGGAACAACACAAATTCCACTCGCCAACATTCCACGTGCAGCAATGGAACGTTGTATGGTTGTAGCAAACGACACAGCACGTTTCGCACTTACAACAGACCAAGTACAGAATGGCGACACCGTGAAAGTTACATTAAACGGTAAGATGTATTTTGTAAAGGACGATACCAAACTTAACTCCGAAGCTGGTTACGAACCTTATGTTGCAGGTGCAGCATCTACAGCCGAAGTTGCCGAAAGTGTCGATTGGGCGAAAGTGAAAAACAAGCCAAACAAGTTTGTTCCCGAAAATCACGGCACAAATGTAGTAACAGCACTCACAGGCTATATTCCATCGCTTGATACAGATAACGTTTTTAACGAACTTAGCGAAAGCGATACACTTAATGCAGCCTTAAATAAGCTGTATAAGAACGACTACAGAATGCTTCCAACTCTTGATATTGAGAATTTAGACTATTCACCAGGCACAGGCTTAGAAGCCGTTAAGAGGCTCGCAGGTATGCAAGCTGTTATTCGCTATACGCTTACCTATACAAACGGAGACAACAAGACGTATGCGGTTGGAACATTAGAGGAGTTTACAGACAACGCTACACTTGCTATTACGCAGATAGCTGAAACACGATGCGTATTAGACGGCACTAAAAGTTTTCGCTTTAAAGAGGCACAAGGCGCACAACGCTATATTCGTCATTACATATTAAAAGACGGCAACCCATTAGGCGCAAAGAACACGTGGACAGCGTGGAAGCCATATTGTGGAGAGGAAACACAAAAGCTAATTGATGCAGCAAAACAGGAGGGGACAGATGCTAAAACCCTTGCTAACAGCGTAAAGAACGAGGTAAACAATTTTACACGTATCACTGAAAGCGAGATAGATGCTGTTATTTAATATACTATTCTATCAAACAAGAAAGGAGGAAGTATGAATTATTTAGAACAATTCAAATATGTTATCTGTTCTATCATCAGTGGTATGCTAAGTCTATTCTTTCCTATTAGGGACTTTATGTACGCTATGTTGATAGTATTCACACTGAATTATATATTTGGTGTGGTAGCAGGTCTTAAGCATGGCGAAAGATGGGATTTGAAGAAATCAATGGTGTTTTTTTACCATTGTGCTGTCTTCTTCGTAATGACAGCATCAATATTTCTTACAGGCTATTTCTTACACGCTGGCGCAGAAACATTGGGTGTCGTAAAGGCTCTTTGTGGTGTGGCAATATGGTTCTACGCTACAAATATAGTAAGAAATTGGCGTATGATGCTCATTGAGAATACCACGATGTGGAAGGTGGCAGGCTTCGTCTACTACGTATTAACCTTAAAGGTAGTAGATAAAATACCTTTCCTGAACGAGTATTTAAAGAGTACCAACAGCAAGGCAGATAGCGACAAAGCAGATATTTTATAGTTTCATAATAAAAAAAAGAAGAAAATAAAAATGAAAAATTTAAGCAGTAGTAATATCTTATTAGCCTTAGTAGGCTTACTTATATCGTTCTTTATAACGATTAGTTCTTCAAAAGCAGACGCACCAACCATAAATGTATGCGCCTATTCTCTAATAGTAGTGAGCGTTGTCAGCTTTATGGTAGAAGCGTTTCGTCTACTCATTAAGGAGGGCGCACGTTGGCAGTGGACACGCATCGTGTCGTGGCTAACAGGCGGTATCGTAGGCACTATGTTAGGACTTTTACTTTCATAATTTTGTTTTGTATAATTATTTATTGTTTTATTTCAGGCTGCTGCCAGTTCGAGATGAATAGGCACAGCTGCTTTTTAAACACACAAACACAATGGAAACAGTATTATTAGGACAGGGCGGAGAACACCAAGACGGTGTTGTTCGCATCAATTACAAGAGCGACTTTCCTCTCGAAGTGAAAGTAGTTAGAAATGGCGTAGCAGAGAACTTTCCTGATGCCGATTTTACATTGACGGCAAAGACAGAGGGAGGTTTCACTGTGTACAAGGCAGAGCGCAAAGCAGGCGTATATAGCCATTGCAAGCGAGACGGAGAACGGCTGATAATGTTCTTCGACAATCACGGACTTGCCAAAGGCAGGCTTATAGTGTCAGCTGTTATAAATCACCCCGATGCCGACTACACCGAAGATGGTATCAGACAAGAGAACCTAACTACCACAACCAACATAGAGCTTGTGGAGGATAACGGAGATGCGCTACAATTGCAATTACCCGAGCCTCTTGTGATAGAGAAAGTGGTAGAAAAGATTGTGGAGAAAGAAACCGACCACTACACCGACCTACAGAAGAAAGCAGCAGCGTGGGTGGCAGGGTTAGACACAAGCAATGACCCTGCACGTCCTTTAATTTTGGATTACTTCTTAAAGAATATAACCGAAATAGATAGTTTGATAACAACTTTTCAGGGTGGTTATATGAACGGAGCAAATGAAACAGACCCCGATTTTAACGAGAAGTTAGAACTTGCAAAGGTTTGCTTCAGTACCCCTTATTTAACACCTACGGGAGTAAGCTGCTTTGAGGGTATGAATGCTCCACATTTAGACTTAGATTTATTTTCTATGGGACAATGCGATATATCAAGTTCATTTAATAATACCATAGTAAACACTATAACTATAACTGCGCAAGGATTTTTTGCTGGATATGGCATTCCTGAGAACGACCAAGATGCGATTCTCCAAAGCGCATCTAAATTATTCGTAGAATGCGTTGCTAAAAAGGTAAGAATTACCAAGAGTATCATGTCAAACAAAAATGTTTACTATTATTTAGCAACTATTAAAGATAGCAAGGTGGAGTGTTTCGAGTTCGAGGAAAATAGAAAAGAATACGCCTTAGATATTAACATCGTTGCCGAAAAGATACTACCCGATGTATCGCAAGATGAGCATAAACCAAAGCTAATATTTAGGAATGTAGTTGGTACAGTAAACGAAGAGTTAAAACAGAAGATACTTGCCAAAGGTTATCCATCAGTAGAGTTCTACGAGGGTGAGAATAAGGTGTTGTAATGTAAATGGGGTATTCGGCTTAACAAGGTCGAATACCTATACTTAAAAGAGATATGATTGAAAGAATATACAAACTATTTGAGCGGTTGGCAGATATTGGTAGCGACAAGTATCTACATTTCATTGTGGGTATGATGGTGGCTACCATTGTGCGCTTACACGTTGGAGCATTAGCTGCATTGATAGCATTGATATTTGTAACAATAGTAATGGTAACAAAAGAATGTATTGACCACTTCGTGCGCAAAGAGAACTTCGACTTAACGGACGCACTCGCAGGCGTAATGGGTGGAGCATTAATGCTAATACTAATGATATAAAAGGATATGGCAAATTTTACAATAGGAGAGTTGTGCACCTCAAAGGTGGCACAAGAGAAAGGAATAGATAACACACCCCCAGCAGTGGTTAGGGTGCATCTGACGGAGACTATAACACTACTGGAGGCGATACGTGCCGAATGGGCAAAGTATTGCGAGCAGTACAATTTGGGTAGTCCATCTTTAATAGTGTCAAGTGGCTATCGCTCGCCTGAACTGAACAAAGCTGTGGGCGGTGTAAAGAACAGTGCGCACGTTGCTGGCTATGCAGCCGACATTGTTCCTGCCAATGGAAAGCAGGACGTATTCGAGCGTTTTATGGCGTATAGTTTTAGCAAACGTGGCTATCTGTACGACCAAATCATAATTGAAAAAAACAGCTACACACGATGGGTACACGTGGGATATAAGAAGCCTGATGGTAGCCAACGCAAGCAGTGTTTTAATTTAAAAGTATAAACGTATGAATAGGATAATAGGAGCAATATGGGGCGTGCTGATATGCACCCTAATTACACTGTGCAGCTGTAAAACAAAGAAAGCTGTACAGACGGAGAGTGTAAAGCGCACATTTGATAGTGCGCAAGTGGTAAAGGAACAGGCAAGCGTGAAATACTCACTCGTGGACACATCACGTGTGGACGAATACACAACGCTTGTAAGAGAGTACATATTCGACACGCCTTATTACGGCAAGGAAAGCTGTCTTACTCACGATACTAATTCGCCAATGGTAGAATACAAAGGCGATGGCAGCGTTGTAATACATCACGGCTTAAAGAGCATTAAAGAAACGAAGATAAGTCGTAAGAATGAAAAGAAAGGCGTGTCTGTGCAGAAAGACAGCACAGCAAAGAAAGTAGTAAGAACGAAAGTACACGCCACCGAGCAACACAAGCAAAAGCAGAAGCAAGTGGAGCAGATAGCCGTGTCGAAGCCTTTTAACTTTTGGCAACTCGTAATAGGTACAAGCATTCTATTTGCTATTGCCATAGCTTTATACTACCTTTACAAGCGAGTGCCAAGCGTGCGAAATGTGGTGCAAAGAATAAGAGATAGAGTAAGGAAATAGCTGTAATGATGTAAACGCAAAAAGCCCCACTATCCATCACGGACGGTGGGGCTTACTACATAATTATGAGTTGAAAAGAGTTTTTATATATCTGTCCAATATCTGTCTAATATTTGGACTATTTTAGTTCTGTTTAGTCAAGTTGAGTTCTTTTGCGAGTTTGTTAAGTTTCGATAGGCTGATGCCTAACGTTTTGGCAAGGTCTATGTTTCGTGTGGTTGAGTAGCTGCTTTTTAGATATTCCATTTGTGCATCTGTGAATTGCAATGGTTGGAACGGCTTGCGGTTGTGGTTCATTTCGGCACGGTCGGCTTCCAACTGTATGGTGGGGTTGAGGCTTAGAGCCTCTTTGCCACTTTGGTTTATGCTTTGCTCCGACACTATTTTTGTTTCTATAATGTTTAGGGCAAGGCGACAGTTGGGGTCGTCGTCCAGCTTGATGTTGGCACAATCTCTACAAAGCACGTCCGTAAGATTGTCCCACGCTGTAAACACTCCGTCTAATCGGGCGGCTCTGTATGTTTCTTTAAAGTTAATAGGCGGTATAGACGGCAATTCTTTAATGAACCTATCGAATAAAGTAACACAGTAGTGCAGCATTTCGTAGGTACATAGCACGTACGATTTCAGTTCGCTACCATCAATGTTTCTTTTGTCCAACACTTGTTTAATGGCAAGTCTGAAGCGGAACACATCGGGTTTCAGCCGTTCTTCCAAATCGTCAAGGTAGTCCATATAGAACTGGCGTTTGTCCATTTGTTTATTGCGCATATCGTCCATATTCTGACGGTCGAAATTGTTATATCTCTTCACTGCCAAACGTGCGTTGTGCCTTGCCTTTCCTTTGTATTGGTTTGTTTTGGAAAGCAAGTTTATGGTGTCGAGCATAACAGTTTGCGCCACGCTGTTTGCTCCACCTATTATCACGTGGAATAGGGCAGAAATATGGTTTAGCGTTTCGCGGTTCTGTTGCCACGTTTGCGCCAAATCGGTTTGCTTTATTCCTGCGAATGGGGTTTGTGGTTTAAATACGTTCATTATATTTTCTCCTTAATGCGTCCACCGACCGTTTAAAGAATCGGTAGACAGTTTCCTCGCCATATTTGGCTACTAAATAAGTGTATTGCTCTATTGTCATATTGTTTCGTGTTTTTACATCCATAGATATACGCTCGTATATCCCTAGATGTACGCTTGTATATCTATGGATATAGATTTGCGTGTCTATTCTTTGGTTGCTCTTTCCCACGCTTCTTTGCCAAACACTTGCCACGTGCCGCCACTGAACTGCACCAATACTGTGCCTACGGTGGCTATCAGTCTGCCCTCCGTACAGCTACGATACAGTTTAATGTATGGCTTTCCATTTTCGCCCTTGTCAATGCTTTCAACACACGGTAGGCGAAATATGTCGTTAAGATTTCGCCCATCAAAGGCTATTGCTTGTTTAAATTTCATCGTTGTTTCTCCAATGCTAAGAAATTAATAATTGTGGGTATAAGGCTGATTACCATTCCTATAAAAGGAAGATATATGTCTTTGTAATGATGGTGAGAGATTGCCCCCATTAGGGTAACTTCCCACATAATGGTTATGAATGTCCACAACCAAAAATTCATTCTTGTTCTTTTCATTTCTGTAGTTCTTTAATTAACGCATCGGCATACTTTACAGCTACCTTTGCCACTTCGTCTGCTTCCATTTGCCACGACTGCACCATTAAGGTTTGCATATTGGCAATGGCTGTGTTAATTCTTATTTTGTTCCAATCTGTGGAGAGTGTGTTTACTCTCTCCAGTTCTTCGGGTTTAAGTTCCCACATATCGCCCTCGTTGCCCTCAAAATCAAGGTTTACTGTGCCTGATTTAAGGTCGTCGAGCGTGGAGTATAAGCCTACAACTGTCATTGGAAACCGTGTGTGTTTTTCCTGCACACGGTCGCCAATTCTTATATCTGTTATCTTCATTCTCCTATTTCTTCGTGGTAGTTTCTTAATGTCTCCTTTACACGTTTAGCAGCCTCTTCGGCTTGCTCTTTGTTTTTAAAGTAGTTGCCCATCTTCCACCTTTCTTTATTAAAGATATGAGAATCTTCTATATCCGAATGACAATCTAAAAGGTGATTTATATAGTAGTATCTTTCGTCAAAAGATGCTCTCCATCGCACTTTCTCTACTCTTTTCTCTTCGGCATTCCATTTTAGTCCTTGCTCTTTCATCTTATCAAAGAGTAACTGTTTTTCCTCTTCGGTGGCGTGGCGTAAAGTACCATTTCCCCATCTTGCGTCTGTACAATTTGGCAAGGTAATGCAATTTAAAACATCAAGACCAATGTAATATTTGTGGAAACCATTTTTGTCTGTACCTTTATAAATAAAAGGGCAACGATAATTTAAGTAATTTAAATGTGCAAGTATATCTCCGTCCTTAAATTCTTGTTCTTTTTCAAAGACAACCACATCGTCCTTAATAACCGCCTTGCAGCCTTCTGGGATATTAAGGCTATCCCCAGCCTTTAACTTTATTTCCATAATTATTTTGTTATTAATTTACACAGTCATTCCATTTGGGTATTTTGTACTTAATGCACGATAATTTTTATCTGCTTTCTTTCCACACTTCGGACATACTTTGTTTGGGATTACTTCGTTATGGAAATACTCATCGTCATATCCATAACTTTTTACAGTATATCCACAATGTTCACACTCATATACCGCCTGAAAATCTCTGCGATGTTGTGATATTATTTTCTTTATCTTCATAGTTCATTTAATTTAATAATTTCACTTTCCTCCATCATATCAAGAGAAAACCATTCAAGTTCTGTTTCCTTGCTCATTTCGCAATCGTCGCCAAATTCATCGTCCCATACTTGGTAATATTGGTTCCATACACTAAGAGACAGGCACCCATTACGTTTGACAACACAAGTAAGTGTGTCTTTTTCATTCTTAAGGTTTGGAAGTTCCTCTTTTGAATTGTGCCACCTAAAAGTTGTTCCATTTTCAATAATTTTTCTTTCCATATTTTTACTTTTCTTTTAATTGTTATTATCTTAATTCTAATTCTGCATTGCATTCCTTTGAATAGTCAAAGAGCATACTCGCAATAATGATACGTATATCGTCATTTACAACAAACTCGTTTACACCTTCAGGCGAGTTGTTTGTCATCTTAACAGACGCAATGTTAAGAAAATCCATTGCCTGCTTTAGAGTTTGAAGATACTTAGCAAAGATGTAAGCATTTCCCACCATAATGACGGCATCGTTTGCAATAACTTTCTTACCAGTTCTCTTTGTCTTCTCGTGTTCCATCTCTCCAGTGCCATCGCATATAGGGCAATCCATCAAGCGTTCGTGGGTGTGCAAATGATTGTCCTTGTATTCCCAATACACCTCTCCTGTACCATCGCACTCTTCGCACTCCACGGCATCTTCGATGACAACTTCTTCATCAACCAAAGGACACGCCTCTAATGCTTTGTTTAATGCTTCAATAGTGATAGTCTTTTCACAAGGATATTCTAAGTTAGGCATTGGCAAACTCTCCTTAATATATTCGCCAACAAGAATTTCGGGATTTACCCTAATAAGAGTATACCCATCAGTACTCCATACCTCGTTGTACCTCGTATTGAAAAACGGATAGGAGCGCAAGTTGTTAGAATTGCTTTTATCGCAGAACTTATTTAGCAGTTCCGCTTCATTATTTATCTTCATAATATTTACTTTTTACGTTTTTTTCTCTTACTTGCGTAAGGTGCTGACCCTGCACGTGATTTGCTCTTTTTGTTAGGTAGATAACTACAATCTATCATTTCTACAGGTTTTATGGGAATGACATATTCCATTATTAATTCGTCCATATATTATTTTTTATAACATTCACAATTAATATTTGGACACTCCTCAAATCTTTCATTAAGGAACGTCCAGCAGTCTATCGTGTCTACCCCGTTTGCACAATGGCAAATAGGATGGGTGCAGTGTTTAGGGATTATCTTCTTCATACTCTATTTTCTTATAAGTTTCTTCTATAGCTTTGAAAATCTCAAACGCCACTTGAGGAACCCACGCATTTCCTAACGCTTCGATGCTTTTACTTCTCCATTTTGCGAAAGAAATGGTAAGGTCAGCCACTCTAAAGGGTAGCCCATCATCTCTGTTACATACAGGGGATTGAGTTGGGAAGTCTTTGAAGTCGGGTTCATCAATTCTGCAATTTTGTCTGTGAGATTTGACTTGTGCCTGTTGTTCGAGCAGTTCCCTCTTAAAACCTGTGCTGTTACAGTCGAAAGTAAATCCAAATTCATGAAAACTGTCTTGCCTTTTTCGTCGCAAACTTTCAGTCCCTGCGTTTGCGGAGTTGGCAACATATTGCCCGCCACAAGGTCTTTCAATGTTGCGGAATACACTTTCCCGTTCCGAAGCCTTTTCCCTTTTGTAAGTTTGGCTGCCCCTCCCTGCGCATCTCCAGCAATCGGTGTCGGCATTAAGTCTCGCAACAATCCATACCCTATCTCTTCTGTGGGGTGCTCCGACGGCACAAGCCGGAATAACAAACGGTTGGACGGAATAACCTGCTCGCTCAAGGTCTTCACAGATGACTTCAATTGTGAATTTCTGTTCCTTTCGGTATATGAAATTCTCGTCGAACAAATCGTCTGTACGTCCCAGCTTAGTCTCTTTGCCGGGCTGTACCATTGAGAGGAGACCAGCAACATTTTCGCCAACAACCCAAGTGGGCTGTATCTGCCGTATTGCCCGTAACATTTCCGCCCAGAGGTAGCGGTTATCTTCCGCTCCCCTTCTCTTCCCTGCAACACTGAATGGCTGACAAGGAAATCCTCCTGTGAGCACATCGATGTGTCCTCTCCATTCTTTGAAATCTGTTTTCGTAATGTCTTCATAACTAATTGAATTTGAAAACCAATACTCTAAAACTTTCCGTTGGAACTCTTGTATTTCGCAATGAAACACATTAGTCCAACCGAGCCACGAGGCAGCGAGTTCTGCTCCACCTATGCCTGAGAATAAAGATGCGTGTGTGAGTTTCATACGCTTGCTTGATAATTCGGGTTATCGTGGATATTGCTGACTACCTGTACATCGTAATCCCGCATTATAATTCCTATATCATCGAAATATGTTGCCTTGCTGCTCAACTCATCTTTAAATCTAAATGAGCCGTTGAACCATATAACTACAGCTTTTAGATTATTGCCGATGGTTACAATATCCCCCTCAAAGATTTTGTTCCCATTTTTATCTTTCAGTCCCGTGTACTGACCAATGGTGTCAGGGATTACACGGTCTCTTTTCGACATTTCGGTACACTCGTAGCCAAAAGACGACAATTTCTCTCCAAATATGGCTACGTCTCCGTTTTCGTATTGAAGCAAGTCTCCATATATCCACTTGCCATTATACTCTAATTTTCCTCTGAATAATATTTCTCTATTCATATTACTTCTTTGTGTTAATAGATTGCACTCTATGTATATACTTTATGGCGTATTGATAACGTGTCATTCCGTTTGCATCTGTGAAATAGATATCACAACCGTGGTCACAGAACCGATAAACCTTTACTCCGTTACACTCAAACAAGAACTGTACATTGTAGTCTTTCAACCTTTGTTCGTATTCCAGCTTCCGTATCTGCTCCTTTGTCAGCTTCGGCTTAGGAGGCTCTGGCTTCTTTCTAATCTCATAGCCACAAGAACTGACTACAAATGCTAATACTGATAATAAAATTAGTTTCTTCATATTAAGACTCTATTTAAATGTTATTTACCTTCAGTTAAGAAGTCAAGAACGAAGTAACGTGTAGGCTTTACAGGGAAACATAACTCTGTTACCCACGTTTTATCTGTATACTCGACCACCTCGTAATATCCAGAGTTATACTCGCATAAAAGCAACGTGGGACGTGTTGGACGTGGATAATCTTCAGTAGAAAGCCACAGTTTATTAGGAAAATTCTCAACTGAGGTCAGCCATTCATACGTAGAATGGAAAGAGTAATCTCCGTAAGATAACATTGGTCGTTCATTCCACCAAGAACGATGGAGCCTTACTGCCTGCAATGGAAAACTATCTTTCTTAAATTTCCCAAGCAAGTATATCCCTTTTTCAGACAATGGGGTGCTGCTTATCAATTCTTCCAAACTCCCCGTCCATCGGGGGACGGATTTATCAAAATATTCCACACATTTCTTCTCTAACGCATATTGCTCTGATATGCGCTTTCTCTCTTTGCGTTTCTCAAAATACGCTTTTATTATTTTTGCTATCATATTACTTTTCTTCTTTTAGTTCCTTGAATAATCCCATATAAATATTGTCAGGACCAAATGCAACACTACAAACAGCATTACAAATTATTTCGCAACTTCTTCTATCAAGTGCGCAACCATCACAATGTTCATCAGATATTACAAAAATGTATTGTTTATCGTTTATTGTTATTCCGTTCATTCGGTTACATCTTTAAAGTTAATTTTCTGTTGTAAATACTTTTCTGCATACCACTTCTTGTACGACTTACCACTTATCCACCAATCAAACATATCGTCAGGAGTTGAGTCGTAGCACTCAAGTCCTTTTTCTTTTAGTTTGGCACACGCTTTTACCCAATTCTTTTTGACGTGCGGATAATCTTTTAACTCTCGCACTTTCTGTTTGAAAGAAGACATTGGACAACATATACAACCAATGCGCCTATACCCGTTATCATATAAGCTGCAATGTTCTATGTTATTAGCGTTAAGGAACGTCCAAACATCATCGTCTGTCCAATATAGAATAGGGCTAACAACTATCTTTTCCTTGCCATTTCCCATACATTGCACAAGACTTTCCTCGTGTTCTGAAAATTGGTCAAAGTTCCATTGCTTGCGCTTCTTAGGATTTGCATTTGTACGCTCAACGATTTCTCTCTTTGACCGCCTTACGCTTTCTGCTTTTCTCACGCCTATTAGCGTTACATATCCTGCTCCTGACGTTTCTTTATATTCAGCACAACACCATCGAAATCGCATTGTAGGTAATATACCCTTTTTGACTGCCATATTATAAATGCTCATCTTTGGCTTTATCATTTTGACTTCGGGATAGTTCTTTCTAACAAAGCGAATCACTTCGGGAGGGTCTACGCTTGTTAAATTCATATACGCCTTAAACTTTACATCTGCCATTAAGGTGAGATGATACAAGACTTGACTATCTTTCCCACCGCTAAAGGCTAACCAAAACCCCTCGTCATTCATTGATAGGGCAAGCCGTTCAGCTTTCTGTATTACCTTTATGGAGTAGTCTATTTTCTTCTGTAAACTTGGTGTTATTCCGTTCATAACTATTAGGTGTCGTTTTGTTAATTGTTTAACTTTTACGACTTAAAAAACTTAAATTGTTTGTTTCATTATTTATTAATTTCTATCTTTGCATCGCAAATTGTTCATAGGAGGCATCCTCCTTTCGGTGAGCTACCAAAAATCACCGTCCTCGTCTCGCAAAAGAGATTAAGCCTGCAATCCTGTAAGTTGTGGGCTTTTTTGTTGCACTTTGGTAGAGTGCAACGAGCGTTCCAATACAGGTTGGACGCAAACAAGAAAGGAGGTGTTTTGAATGAGCAATTTGCAAGAAGACGGCTTGATTAGAACCTTTTGCCGTTACATCGTAAAGAATGGGAAGCGTATCTATCCTAAGAATAGTCAGTTTTTCTCTTTCTTGGTGAAACCAAAAGTAGGTTAAGCCAATCTTCGGGAGTGCTTACAGGGCACTTTTTTTCTCATAATCCCAATGCTTGTTTAATTTGTTTCTTATAGTGTTCGTTGGCTGCCTGCTTGGCTACTGAAAGTGAGATATAACAACTGATAAAATAGCTATTACAGAATAAATGAAATTTGTTATAAATAAATTCTATTCTGTAGAACCAATTAAAAACTGTTACGGCAAGGTATGGTCCATCTTTGTGAACTCTTTGCCATTTCAATTTTGGCAAACTCTCAACCATACTCTCACGCCCTGCGTTGAAAGCTGCTTTGATGTCATTTTCCTGATACAAAGGTCCATTAAAGAAATTTATATCTTTGAAGCGTATAGCGTTCTCTTTTGCCTTTGTAAGATACTCTTCTGCTAAATCTTTCTGTGTCATAACCCCAACCTTTCCTTAACTTTCTTTTTATAGATATTGTTCGCAAATTCTTTCGCCTTTGATAAGGTAGAACGAGTACACAAAGTTTCTCCGTCGTAAACTACTTCAAACCCACCTTTCAAAAGCGGGTAAATAGAAAACATACCTACGAAAGTAGTTGCCGACATTCCGCCTTTCCACACCGTCCAGTCTAACGGCTTTATACCTTTGTAGGCATCTTCTAAACCTGCTCTATAAGCATCTTCTATTAGACGCAATACAAAGTTCCTATTAGGAAATTTTCTTTTTAACGCTCTTGCGTTCTCCATATAAGAGGCGCATAATTTATTCATTGTTTTTGTATTCATATTGATTTTGGTTTAATTTTATATTTCCTCATAAGTTACAGGTTGTTCAATCTCAACCTCTTCGAGATTCTCAAATATTTTACTAACGCTGAAAGGAAATTTACCATTATTAGTTCTCCCAACGCAAAGAACCATATCGTCTAAAGGGCTTGACATATACCATATATAGGCAAACCCCACATTGACTGCTTTATCTCCACGCCTAATATGTATTAAGGTGTAGTAGTCAGTACCTTTCGAGGCATATACACGGCAACCTTTTTTCTTAAGTTCCTTAGACACCCTAAGTAAATTATTATGCACACTCTCCATTCTTCTTTCTAATATAGTCATATATGGTAGTCTATTAATTTATTAATATTGCTTGCGAAGCTTGCAAGCCACGCCTGATCAATAGGCGTAATAATTACTTAAAATCATTATGTTAAAGACTTGCATTTTTCAAAACATCATAAGCATTACACTTCCATCTTCCGTTTTGAGAGGAAGATGCCTTGCTGTATCTTATTAAACCCTTTGCGCAAAGCTCTGTAAACCTGCGCAAACCTCCGACAATCGAAACCGACTCATCTTTGCTGAAAGACTTATCGTTTAAAACTATTTTCAAAATCTCTTCATTCATTGCTCTTTTATTATTATCTTTGTACTATTGTTATTTATATTGTAATGCAAAGGTAATAAATATATTTAGATTAATCTAAGATTAAACTAAATAATCAATCCGTATTATGATATTTTAAGATTTCAAATATATCTATAAACAAAGAAAAAATGTGCTTATGCGTATCCGATAAATAAGATAAAATACTAAAAACAGCTAATATATAATAGGTTAGACAAGTTATGGCACAACACTTTTAATGTTGGGGTCATGGGTTCGAGCCCCATGCGGATCACAGAATAGGGGAGTTAATAACTCTCCTATTTTATTGATAATGAGGAGTTTGCAACTGATAGTCAGAAAGTTATAATAAAATTAGGATTAACGCTAAGTGGGATATAACGGACATTAACGGACAATAACGGTTATAGTTTTGTACCCTATGCGATACCATCTGTGATACCAAAAAACAAATAATTATATGAAATACGCTATGGTTAGACTTGTGTTTGATAGAAAACACGTTGCAACGAAAGACAAAAAAGGATTGGTACAGCTGGAAGTTATGCACGAAAGGAAACGCAAATGGTTCTCGACAGGAATAAAAGTGTACGCTGACCAATGGGACGAACGATACAAGGTTGTCAATTCGCCACACACTTTTGAATACAACGACACTTTAGACGCACAGCTGAAGCAGGTACAGGACTTCATAAAGGACGGAATACAACGCAACGTTCCTTTCTCGTTCGATGAGCTTACAAGTTTTATGAAACGCACAAGTTCCAATGATAGCAGCCTGACGTTTATAGAGTTCATTGCAGAACGACTGCTTGACCGTGGCGACATTAGGGAAAGTACAAAGAGGGTACACAGAACTCTATTGGCGGCACTCGAAGAGTTTAAATACATAGAACACTTCTCCGACATAACAACAGCCAATATCGCAAGATTTGATGACTGGCTGCACGGTAAGGACTACCTGCAGACAACCATCTACGGTTACCACAAGCGACTGAAAGCATACATCAACGAGGCTATAAGGTTCGATTACTTAACAGCCAACCCATATAGCAAACTAAAAATTGAGCGTGGAAAGTCTAAGGGCATAAAGTACCTGACAATGGACGAACTGAAACGGATAGAAAGCTGTACGATTATAGATAAAGCCGTGGAGCGTGTCAGGGACTTGTTCATATTCCAGAGTTACACAGGTCTTTCATACGGGGACTTAGCGAAATTCGACTTCTCGAAAACGGAGAAACAGGGAAGCTGCTATGTTATCAGAGATACAAGGCAAAAGACAAACGAGGATTATTTCGTGATGATACTCGACAAGGCAATGCAGGTTTTAAAGAAATACAACTACAAACTACCTATCATAAGCAACGGAAAGTACAATCAGTATTTGAAAGTCGTTGCATCGTATGCAAAGATAGACAAACCCATTTCCACACACTGGGCGAGGCATACTTACGCTGTTATGGCTTTATCGCTTGGTGTGAAGATGGAGCATATCTCAAAGATGCTCGGACACTCGTCCATCAAAATAACCGAAAGCACGTACGCAAAAGTTCTCGCCACAGACATAAGAAAAGATTTTGAAATGATGCAAGAAAAATTAAAACAACAACCATAAGAAATGTTTCTTTCTTTTCTTTGTTTTTCTTTCTTTTAATTGTGAAAGAATGTAAAAATAGAAAAAACGAAAAATTTTTTCTCGTGCGTATTATAATAATATTTTTCTTTTCTTTTTCTTTTCTTTTTATATAATATATTATATATATAGCTTTATCCTAACCGCACGTGCGCGCGAGGGTTAAGAAAAATAAATAGAATTAAACAAAAATAAAGACTTTAAAGATTAATTGTTAAAACAAAAAGACTGAAAATGCAAATTGCGACAAATAAGGAACATTTAAAACTCAAAATATTGATACATTTATAACTATCTGTTGTATAGAAAATTATACGGTACTGCGACAAATAGGGAATATATTTTGCGTTTTTAAATTAAATACTTATAATATACTAATAATCAACTTGTTATATATAATAGCGACAAATAGGGAATATGTTTTAAAATGCGCCAAAACTAAATGTTAAATTAGACTTTTAAAAAATAGGGTGTTTTACTATAAAAGACGAGTAACTGCGACAAATAGGGAGCATTTTTTATAATCAAATTAATATCTTTGTAACATATTAATAAACAGATAATTACAAAGATATGCGACAAATATGGAAGTTGTTTTAAAAAATAAATTTATTATCTCATAATGCGTTGTATAACAGTTAATTATACGCAAGTGCGACAAATAGGGAATATGTTTTTCTACTATAGATTTTAATAGAAAAAAGGGAGCTTAATTTCTCGCTCCCCTTTTTGCCTACGTTGTCTTGTCTCTCCAATCTCCACTGTGGGGACTTCTTTCTATAGAGAAAACATTTTGTATGGTGTACATATATATTGTGGATTAATACTTAATATTCTAATGGGTGTGTTTAGTGCTATCTTCGCAACTGTAATTGAAATTAAGACAGAGTATGATTGACGAGGTAAAATATAAGGGCTTTACGGCTGCAGGTTCTGATTATGACTGTGGCGATGGCGAATTGGCTGCCGTAATGGGTTTGCTGCCTGACAATGTTAGTGCAGGTGGTAATATTAGCCTTTCGGGCATTCAGGAGGCTAAGACAGTGCTTAAATTGGGTAGTAAGGATAGTACGGTACTATATGTGCATCGTGGAGATAAGTATACAAACTATATTATAGTTGATGTTGGTTATAATGCTGCGTCTAATGGTTCTATCGTTGCGAGCAAGTCTAACTTATACAGGGGAGGGCATTTGTATTGGTCTGTCAATGGAACGGACATTCACGAACTTTGCGATTTAAAAGATGATGGCTTGTATCGCATATCTTCTGTTGGAAACACATTAATTCTACTTACAACATCAGGCGTGCGATATCTTTTATGGGAGAGCGAAAGGAACGCTTATAAAATATTAGGTAGTGAAATACCTGATGTATCTCTTCTCTTTGGCTTGCAAGGAGAATTGAAACAGAGCGACAAGCTGGACGTTTCAATTGTGAATTTTGACAAAGGAGTAAGTAAAGCTGAATGGGGTGGCTTCTTGAATGATAGATTAAATGGCAAGTCCACGCTGCGCCTGAAGATTAGGGATAGTGAAAAGAAAGAGATAACAGATTACGTGTTGGGGTATGTGAATAAGTTTATAGCAGAAAATTACGAACGCAACGGCAAATTTATCTACCCATTCTTTGTACGATATGCTTACCGTTTATATGACGGCAGCTTAACGAAACACTCTGCGCCTATATTAATGATACCGTCTACAGAATGCAGCCCTATATGTATGGAAGAGGGTATGAACTTTTATAAGGCAGGGGATAAGGTGTTCTTTTCCACAACACAAATAAGCTACCGTGTGTTTGGAATGGTATGCGATTTAGACTACATCGTAACAGATGATGCAAGCGTAATTGAGAAGCTTAAAACCTGGAAAGATATCGTTAAGTCGGTTGATGTATACATTTCAGCTCCTATATATACATACAAACAAAGTGGCGACATAGAGTATTTAAATATAACGCCTGTTCTGTCATCTGATATGACCACTGTAAAATCTGTTTGCAACTTAAAAGAAGTGCAGGCGGAGGGTAAATATAGCGATTGGAGCTGGATTACAGCTTATAAGAAGAAGTTTAATGTGCCTGACGGTGCGCAATATGCGGACGTTGGTTTTAAGGCGAGTATTGAAATTCCAAAAGTACCATTTAAAACAGTATTAGAGAATGTAAAGACGTGCCGTGATTTCTATCTCCTCAAAAGCATTAACATAGAAGAACTAACATCGGGAGTTAGAAAGAAGATAGACATTGATGAGTACTTCCTTAAGGCTCTTGTGAATAGACAGACGATGGCAGACGATTACGACAGCCACGATAGACTTACTGCAAAATATTCGTTTGTGTACAACCAACGCTTAAATCTTACTGGGCTTTCAAAGAAGCTGTTTAGTGGCTTTAATCCATCGGCTGTAAATACGGCTGTAAACTCTGACGGCATAGAAGCTGCAGAACAGAAGATGAGCAAGGTGCGTGCGTATGTATACGTTAAACAAGGTGGGCGCAACATAGTGGTTGAAAGCGACACAAAGGATATATTCTGTAATGTGCCTATCTATTACTTCTATTATCCAAACGCAAATGCCTATAAGGCTATCATTCGCATACAAGGGGACTGGGAATTTGGCGAATGGAATGCAAGCAAGGAACGCTACTTTGAACTACCGCTCGAAAGTCATATAGGGCTTAACGGTGCATTTTGGTTTGGTAATTTTAGACGGCTGGGCGATATGAAAGAGTTAGATACAGAAGCCTTTAATGGCGTTAATATTCCTATCGTATCAACAAGTGCCAATAGAACTGTAAATATAGCTAACAAGATATACACTTCAAAGGTGAACAACCCCTTTGTATTTCCTATTTTAGGCATTACCACAGTCGGTGTTGGTGAAGTATATGGTATCTCCACTGCTGCAAAGGCTCTTTCAGAAGGTCAGTTTGGACAGTTTCCATTGTATGCTTTCACATCTGATGGCGTGTGGGCTTTGGAAGTTATGTCCAATGGTGCTTATTCGGCACGCCAGCCCATTACAAGGGACGTGTGTGTGGATAATGATAGCATAACACAAGTAGATAGTGCTGTGCTGTTTGCAACGACACGAGGAGTTATGATGTTGTCGGGTTCTCAAAGTACCTGCATTACAGAAGTATTAGAGAGCGAAGATGCGTTTAATATGGGTTCTTTGCGCTTTGGATCTGAAATTATAAAGTTGGCAGGTCTGTTAGATAAACACTTTGATTATATACCTTTTAAACAGTACATACAAGATAGTGGAATGGTGTTCGATTACACACATCAACGTATTGTGCTGTACAATCCCACAAAGGCGTATGCGTATGTATATTCGCTCCGTACGAAGATGTGGGGTATGATGACGAGTTCTATTACTCACGGTGTTAATTCATACCCACAGGCATTGACTATGTGTAGCGATGGTAGCTTAATAGACCTTTCAGAATATGAGAATAGGAACGATGCAAAATTTCTATTTGTTACACGTCCGCTAAAATTTGGTGTGCCTGACGTATTAAAGACTGTTGAGAGTATCATTCAGCGTGGACACTTTAATGATGGTAGCGTTAAAATGGTGCTGTACGGTTCTGTAGACCTTAACAGCTGGAATATAGTGTGGTCCTCTGAAAATCACTATCTGCGTGGCTTTAGTGGGTCGCCTTACAAATACTTTCGCATTGTAGGCTTTGGCAGCCTTACAACGTCGCAAAGTTTGAGCAATGCAAGTGTATCGTTGCGTGGCAGGTTTAATAATCAGTTGCGTTAATGAATAACTAATGATTAAAAGGTATTATAATTAAGTTTGCAGGTATGATAACAAATATTGAATTAGATATAAAGAGGAAAGACGTTTACAACGAAGTGGCGAGGATTAGTGGCTACGTTGGCGCAAAGAGCTTTAAAGAGCAGGACGGACAAGCGGATACTTATACTCGCATAGCTATTACGGATAGTGATAATGAACTATTGGATAGGTATTGGGAGGACTGTTGTGGAAAGGTGGCTGGCGAGTTGCAACGCTTTATAAAGGATATTGTGTCAAACGATAAAAGTAACGATGCCACATTTATAATACAGCCTTTGAGCGATGTAGCACAAAGGAAGACAGTATTGCAAAAGGATTTGTTTAGTTGTTTTGTGAATTTCATTCTGTGCAAGTGGTTTGAATTGACAGACAAGGAACGTTGCGAATATTACTTTGCAAACTACAATGACTTTATAAAGGGCATAAGACGCAAGCTGTGTATGAAGTTTGCACCTACAAAAGCTAATTTTGAATAACAAAGAATATGGCAAAGACAGAAATTAAAATTACAATAAAGATTGGTGAGCTGTTCTATGACATAGCCACAAAGACATATCTTGCAAATCGTACGGCTATGAGTGGAGACAAGTATGAGGAAGCAGCCGATGCAATCACAGATAGTTCGGAGGAATGTGAGAACGAACTGTATAGAAGCATACAGAGTGCTATTGCAAAGCTACGCACTCATTTAGGCAAGTATATATATAACTATGAGGAAGTGGAGGAAATAAACAACAGTCTTAAGAACGATGTTAAGCGTTCTGTAGACAAAGGATATGTATTTGTTTTTAGTATGCCATATAACTTTAGTGTGTCTTCTATAGACTTCATTTCAGCTGGTTTGCACGACTATATTGTGAATTATGCTATTGGTAATTGGTATCTAAAGACAAATGCGGACGAAGCAAATGCCTATTACAAGATGGCGGAGGGTCTGTTGCCACAGATTTACGAGGCTATGAGCAAACGCACTCGCCATAGACGTGGCACAAGGTTTTAATATAAAGGAGGTTAATATATGGAATTAAAATGTGATGGTGGGTATTGTCAGTTTACAAAGTTGGCAAGCGACAGAGAACAGTTACAAGTAAGCCTGCTGTTTAAGCGTGATGAGCTGTTGCACGACATTAGTAACAATAGCTGGGTGCAAAGCGAAGTATCTGCTTCGGACAATACAAACGCAAAGCAAGAGCTTAAGGATATTGTGCAGGACGAAAACTTGGATAGGGTATTACGTGTTCTGCGATTGGCTCATCAGGAGTGCATAGAGCTGCTGTATGCTTATACACACACAGATATTGTAGGTGGTGAGCATTTGGACGATGCATTTGCAGACCCTAAGAACTACATTATAGATATGAAAGTGCCTACAACGTTCTCTCGCACGTCTTTAGAATATTTGGTTCATCTTATACACGAATATTTGATTTGTAGCGTGCTAAGTGATTGGGTAGGCATTACAATGCCTGAAAATAAAGTACTGTGGGCGCAAAGGTTGGAAGATATAACAGACAAGATTACGGCTACTATAAACAGGCGGAGTGGACGTGTGCGACGTTCGCAAAGTCCGTTTTAATTGTATATATTTTAAAATGGGGTATTCGACCTTGTTAAGCCGAATACCCCATTTACATTATAACACCTTATTCTCTCCCTCGTAGAACTCTACTGATGGATAACCTTTGGCAAGTATCTTCTGTTTTAACTCTTCGTTTACTGTACCAACTACAT